GATCTCCTTTTCGTGGGGACCATAGACTAGTTCTTTAAGGTTATCGGTATGCATATCCTTAAAGAAATTCCATCCTTGGTTTGATCTTTTCATACCTGAGGAGGAACTGCTAATACCCTTACTCAAAGGGTACGCGCAGATCTTGCTTATTACATCTAGTACGATTTTTAAGCAAGCTCGGGCCTTGGTAACGGTTCTTCCCTTACCTGGTTCCTTGACCATTGTGACGTAAGCTACTTTCAGCTCGTCCAATGGCGTTGCCATCACATATTCTAAACATCGCCAGAATATGTATGTTGCCGGTCCGTCGTCCATGTTTATATGTTCGACGAACTTTCCAGTATCCAAGTCAATAACTTTGGCTGGGATACCTGTCACTCCGTTCAATAACAAATCTTGTATTGATTGGATTGTCCCATACTCTTTCTTTAAATTTTCGAAAGTAGCAGAGGATGTTACAGTGATTTTCGCTTTCGTCGAAAGTCCTGTAAAATGATGTGGAGGTATATCAGATATTACTCTGGTAATTACCTCTCTGATGAACCTGTTCCTGATCGCTGAATCAGGTGCCGGTTCACTACTGACAGTCTTGATAAATTTTATCTTAGACTGCAGTGTGACGATAGGTGGCGGCGTTCCGCACCCCCTCGTCTGTGATATATAGTTTACAGATTCTATGTATTCTATATCATCGTCGGTCCTTATTTCCTTGAATACCAGGAAATACGACCGTAACCAGATGGGTACAGTTTTCCCGTACTCGTCTAGTTTACTCTTAGTACATTTGGTATGACCCATGTACTTAAGATCTCCCCTAAGCCTTTTCAAGGCTTGGTAGGAGCTTGTGAGCTCGATTTCCTGTTCGGAAATCTCGCCATCAAAGAATTCGTCGGTTAGCAACCAATTGATATTCCATAGGGTGTACATGTCATATTTGTGCCATGTCCACGCCTCTTCGGTTCTACACAGATATCTCTCTGTGAAGATTCCGTCAACGGTCTTCAGGAGTTCTAAGAACCTGAAGGCCCGTGATTCTTGCAAGGAAGGATTCCCCTTTCTTCCAAGACTTATAGTCACCTTATTTGAATAAATAGGGTCACTATCTCCTTTTAAAAAGGATTTTATCCTTTTTATCATGGTATTAGCCCATGTCCTCTTTGAAGGGCATGTGCTTCTTCGCAACTCCATTAGGGCTTTTCCCCAATGTGTTTTGTATAATAAGACATAGGTCTTTACACCTACATCTCTTATTTTCTGAAATCTAATTGTGTTATTAGATTTAGAATTCCACCTCTTCCCAAGGGTCGAAGGTGGCAATGGATCTGATATCCGTAAGACATCAGAATTCCATACGATCAACTTCGTGGGGGTCTTTCCCACACGATGTTGCCATTGTACGAGTCCATGGGCTTTCCATGGATCTACGTATCTTATCTTAACCTTGAGGTCTTTCTCAGGGCCAAGATCAACCGGAATTTGTTTGAGAGAGATTTCCTCATCCAATTCCGCAAGTGACCTCGATTGTGAGGTCATTGTACTTACAACCGATGGATTGTCGTTTGTAAGTCCCGATATAACAGAAGGCGAATTTTGCATTTTGTTATATAAAGGGGGCAAGGGAGTGTAGTTCTCCTCTCCCCCCTTCTTTACCATCAGTGGGAATCCCCCACTGTGTAGTATATCCCTCTGACTCTTTACGGAGTAGTTAGAGGAACCCCG